ATCACATCACAATTTGATAATGATCCTCTTCTAAAACTAAAATCTAGAGAGGTTGACCTACGTGCGATGGAAAATGAGCGTAAAAAAGACAACGACAAGGCTAATCAAGACCTAAACAGAGCAAAATTAATGCAGGCACAAGAAATTGCAGAGGACAAAATGGAGCAAAACGAGGATTTAGCTAAATTACGTGCTGGAGTCAGCCTTGCAAAGACCGGAGTGCAGCAGGCAGCGATAATTACGGGGGATGATTAATGCCATTAAATAAAAAAGGTAAGAAAATTATGAAATCTATGAAAAAACAATATGGAAAAAAGAAGGGTGAAAAGATATTCTATGCATCTAAGAATAAAGGTGTTATAAAAGGGGTAAAAAAAGGAGCATAAATGCAAAGACTAGATAAAATAAAAGATGTTAAGGTTGCAGAGCAAAGTATCGAGGTAGA